TATGAACCAATTTTTAATAGCAATTATAGTAGTACTAGGACTAGGCTCTTGGTATCTATACAATGAGAATGAAGTACTAAAAGCAAATAACATTAAGTTAGAAAGTGCTGTAGCTATGCAGGAAGAAGCAATTAGTACACTACAAAACGATTTTACCTTACAAACAGGTAAACTTAATGATTTACAAAAGAAAAGTCAAGAAGCACAAAAAGAAATGAATCGCTATCTTGATATATTTAAAAGGCATAACTTAACAAAGTTAGCCGCAGCAAAGCCTGGGTTAATAGAACCTAGAGTAAACAAAGCAACAAAAGAGGTATTTGATGGAATCGAACAAGACAGTCGGGATATTGACGCTGCTGATGATGGTATCGTCGTGCAGCCTACTACCAACCAAGACATTAGAGGTTAGTGCTAAACCAATAGAAAGGCAGATAGCACAGCCAGTACTACCAAGAGAAATAGACTTAAAAGAACCTTATTGGTATGTAGTTAGTGATAAAAATATTGATGAATTTTTAGCAAGAGTAGAAAAAGACCAAGGACAGTTAGTATTCTTTGCTATGACAGTACCTGATTATGAACTTATGGCATACAATACGCAAGAGTTAAAAAGATATATAAATGAACTCAAAGAGGTAGTAATATACTATCGCGAAGTAACAACAAATGAAAGCAATACCGATTAAGAATTTCAAAATAATACAAAGACTGGATAAAATTGGAGAAGATTTATATAGACTTCCTCATAAATGGAAGCATCATCCACTGCCAAAAACAACAGTAGCAGATTTACGAAATAAAATGGATAATCCTAATTTTAGTGGACACCCTGAGTTAAGTAATAGTATTGATTATGTAGGGAGAGCTGTTAGTAAAAACTTTACAGCTAGAAACCAAGCTCTTATTGGAGCAATTAAAGAATTAACCTCAAATGAAAAGTGGTACTGGGATAGTATGACTTTTCAACCACCAAAAACAGGTTGGACTGGTTGGCATAATGGTGGAGATAAACCACATAAGTTTATAAGTTTTATACATAACGCAGGAACAGGCTTCACTAACTTCATAAAAGATAGTAAAAGAACAAAGATAGAAGATAGACATATTCCTACACATACAAAAGATTGGACTTGTTTAGTAGGAGAACTAGATGGCTCTACTACTTGGAAAAGTGATAGAAACATGGGAGATACTCCTAGAATAGTACTCACTTTAGCTATAAAAGGCAAATATGGAACTGCTTTTAATGAATTAGAAACTTTCATTAAAAATGCCTAAAATTATTCAATTTTTCAAAATGTTAGTATGGAAACGAGATATGCAAAAACATGCAGATTGGTTTGATAAAAATCAACCAGCACAAAATAGATTTGAAGAAAATGAAGAGTGGTTAGAAGAATTAGAAGATAGAATAATTAAACTAGAAGAATTAAATGAAATTAACAATAAATAATAACTCACTAGGTTCAATCGAACCTTTACACTTCCAACAAGGAAATAAAATATGTTAGTACCACAAAGTGTAACAGACTTATGCAATGAAGTCACCACTTGGATGGATGGTCAAAGAGACCAACAGTTTCCTTTTTGCGACACCTATTTAATGTGGCAAGATTTTGACCAAAAACTTGATAGATATAACTGTACTCTTCCTTATTGGAGAGAACATGGTAATACTGTCATGGAAGATATTGCTATAAAAGGGGACTTCAAAGAAGAAATAAGAAAAATAGTAATAGTAAAAGGAACTGCTAAAGGCATAGCCTTACCTTGTCCTTTCATGTCTAGAGAGAGCTATTATGTAGTAAAAAAAGATACTAAAATAGTATTAGGTAAGAGTTATAATAATGTACTAAATACTTTAGAAGTACCTGATTACAAGTTATATTCGTGGAAAAGCAGAGAATTAGAATACCAGAATGTAAAAGAAGGTGAAATGCTAAGTACTGGAAATCGTTATGCAATGAACGCACACATACAAGAAGGAGCTGTATTTTTATATGTTAAATTCAAAAATCAATAAAACTAGTACAGAACCTGTTCGTTTGTTTATAGGAACAAGTGATACTCATGATAGAACCATTGAAAAAATCTATCTATATAGTATATTAAAAAATACAAATCATAAAGTAGAAGTCACATGGTTAAGACCAAGTATGTTTCCTGATTGGAGGCGAAAAGGTTGGGGTACTCCTTTTACTTGTTTTAGATATGCTATACCAGAACTATGTAATTTTAAAGGCAGAGCACTGTATACCGATTGTGATATGATAAACTTTAGAGATATAGCTCATTTATGGAATACTGATTTAAACGGTAAAGCTTTTGGAATGGTTTGGGATAGTTTACAAATGAATAGTCCAAAATATAAAGATACTCCACAAGAGAGAGGATGGTGGTGCGATAGTGTAGTGTTATTTGATTGTGAAAAAGCAAAAGAATATATAATTCCTATAGAAAAACAAGCAACTTTTGATGGTACATATAAATGGAATTTTATGCAAAATATAGGTTCTCCTTTTAGAGATAAATCTGAAGATTTTGTAGAACAACTTGATGCAAGATGGAACTCTTTTGATGGATATGATACTTCTTATCCTTATAAAGAACTCAAAGCTCAAAGTTGGGAAAGTAAAGTTCCTTTTGATAAAGACGAAATATGGCAATTACATATAACAGCATTAAGCTATCAGCCTTGGCATCCAAAATATAATCCCCATGCAAAAGCAACACATAAAAGACAAGAATTAATGGAAATATTCTGGAAGTATAATTATGAAGTAAAAACTTTGGATAAGTTAAATGAGATTTGAAGAACTTCTAGCCCCAGTGGGTATGGACAACTTTTACAATAAGTACAAGGGCAAAAGACATTTTTATATTAAATCCAACAAACCCAAGTTTGATAAATATTTTAGTTGGACAGAATTGGATAACTATTTGAATCAAATAAAAATGGGACAGTGGGACAGAACTCCACAACTTCAGGTAGTTTTACCTGATGGAAGTAAGTGGTGCAAGAAAAAAAATCCACCAAAAAGTAGAGAACAAATATTTGATTTATGGAATCAAGGTAGTAGTCTGATACTTACACTAAGTGAGTTTCTTAATGAAACCATGTGGAAACAATGCCAAGAGTTTGAAAAACATTATGGCATTGGACAAGCAAATATTTATTGTAGTAAACAGGAAGAGGCAAAGTGTTTTCCTATTCACGCAGACTCTACAGATAACTTTTTATTTCATGTACGTGGCAAGATTCGCTGGTACATTTATAAAGAGTTTGCAACGAAAGGAGGTTGGCGACCTGAAAAAGCTACTTTGGAAGAAGTAGTAGATTTAGATGAAGGTGACCTTTTATACATACCGAAAGGTAAGTATCATAGAGTTGATACTCTAAGCCCAAGAATATCAATCAGTTTTCACTTTCAGGAAGCTGTTAAAGGCAAACCTTACAGGAGGAACGACTGGTATAATTGGAAACCATAGGAGATTACTATGGCAGAAGGGACTGATAATTCAAGAAATGAAGTTGAGATAGATTTAGATAAGTATATGGCTCTCATTGAGAAGCTAGACAAATCTGAAGATATGATAAAGGAGATGCAACTCGAGGCTGCAGCAGCCAAGAAAAGACTTGCACCACCGAAACGAAAGTTCATGGATTTATTCTTAGATGACAACGATGTTAATGAAAAAGCTATAATTGGCTTTATCGCTTTCTTTATGCTTATTGTTTTCGCTGGGTGTGATTTAGTAACAGCGTTCTGGGGACAGGACTTAGTAATTAGTGACACCATATTCACAAGTCTCGTAGTGATTACATTAGGAGCATTTGGAATCAGTGAAGCAGGAAGAGCGTTTGGAAAGTGAAGGTAAAACTATTTAAAGATTTTGAATTAATAGAAAAAGAGTATGAGCCTCGTATGGTTCATACTTCAGATATATTCTGTCCTGTTTCTCATAGAAAGGAACAGGATGGATATGCTGAACTTCGACAGGATGTTCTTAGCAATGGGATAAAACATCCTGTCATTTTAATACCTAATACAGAAGTAAACTATCAATTAGCAATAAGACAAGTAAATACTGAGTATATTGTTGATAGAAATAGTGCTAAATACTTATGTATGTATGGGAATCAAAGGTTAGATATATACAAAGATGTTTCCTATACTTATATACTTAGTGTAATTACCAAAAACGTGGAATGGGCACATGCTGTATATCTGGAGTTAAAAAATAGTTCTTGACTTATGTTTATAATTTTAGTATAATATACATATGAAAAATACAGAATACAACGAACACAAAACAGTTAATATGTGGAACTCAGAAACAAAAGAGTTTGAAACATACCATTACGGAGAGTGCCAACACTGTGGGACAAAAGTACAGCCTGAGAATGGCGAGTGCCCAAAGTATAAGTGTTGGATTGCGTAATGAATCTATTTTATTTAGATGAAGACCTAGACAAATGCGCAGAGTATCATGTCGACAAGCACATAGTAAAGATGCCTCTCGAGGCAGCACAACTCTTATGTACTGCGATATGGATTGATGCCAAACTAGGTTTTGTACCCCGTGCGCTTGACAAGGACGAACGTGAGGTACTAAATAGTGAGAAAGCCAAGATTAAGCACCTACCGCTTGACCAGCGACCGCTCACGCCATACCTACCAATGATGTATAATCATCCGTGTACGATATGGGTTAGGTCGAGCTTGGATAACTTTGAGTGGACTCATTGTTATGCTAACGCATTAAACGATGAGTACCACTATCGTTATGGTAAACAACACAAATCCATAGTGGAAGTAGTAAACAAACTACCTGAGCCAAAGAATATGCCCAGACTTGGATTTACAGAATTTGGACTAGCAATGCCAGATGACTTGAAAGATTATGATAACCCTATACAGAGCTATCGTGACTACTATCATCTAGACAAAGCTACATTCGCAGCATGGTCTCACAGAGACAAGCCTCATTGGTGGAGCGAAGATTACGCTGACTATGAGAAAAGGATTACAGCAACATGAAGCTAGAAGTAAATGGAATGTCTATGGTTTTTCCAGATGGCATGAGTGAAGAAGATAGAAATAAAGAGATAGTGAAAAGACTAAATAATCTTTATTTTACCAAAAGACCTATCGTTGTTAGAAAAAGCAACGGAGAAGAATATAAACTATTAAATGGAGTACGGATGCATGGAAAAAGGCACACCTCTTAATGTCCTATTAGGTATAAAGAAAGAACCAGTAGACACTATGGAACATAGAGATATGTTAAGACATAATCTAAATAAACAAAGAACCACAACGGAACAAGAAATAGCAGTCTTAAAAGGACAGTTAGCTTCTAAAAAAGAATATCTTGCAAAGATTGAAGGTGGACTTGATGTACTAGATGAACTAATAAAGTGATAGTAATTAAAGATGATTTTTATTCCAACCCAGATGAGGTTAGGAAAAAAGCTTTACAACTTTTTTATACCCCTGGAATAAAAGAAAGAAACATACACTTTCCTGGGCGTAGAACTCTCTCTACTTATTCGCAAGAAAATTTTATATACTGTAAGAATCAGTGGGAGCATATGCTCAACACAAAGATGCAGTACTTTCCTAGAAAGAATAGCAACACGGGTTTTACATTATCATATGATAGAGATACTGGAAGTAATTGGGTTCATCATGATTGTTCAGGGTATTTAGAACAAACTACTAAGAGTGTTATGGGTAAGGCCTATGCTGCTGTAATATACTTAAGTCCTAATGCTGATGTTAAAAAAGGAACAGGATTATTTCGTTCAAAAATAACAGGTAAGATACATAAATCAGATGACTTGAGTAAAGGAACGGGTGGCTTCAAACAAATGTGGGAAGAAGATGAAAATTGGGAACTACATACTTATGTAGGAAATCTATACAATAGATGCGTATTATATCCAGCCGAGTACTGGCACGCTCCTTTTTGTTCAGGCTTCGGACACGATAAGAAAACAGGCAGACTTGTACAAGTAGGCTTTTTTACGGTGAATAAATGAGTGAGTACAAAACAGACAAATATAAATTCAGTGAAGATGTAGTATTAAACAAACTGCGTAATCATATATTGGGGACATACGACCAACACTATAGTATGAATAAAATTCAGTCAACGGAGTTCATCTTCGACGCTGGTCATGGCGAAGGCTTTTGCTTAGGAAATATCATAAAGTATGCACAACGCTATGGAAAGAAAGATGGAAAAAACGAGCAGGACTTATTAAAGATTCTGCATTATGCAATAATTTTAATGGGGTCAAAAATTGAGAACAAAGAAACACGAGAATCTTACACAAGCGAATATAACCAAGGTAATTGAGTTATTAAACCCAACAGATGGTAGCAAACCTATAACAAAGAAAGAAGCATGTGGTATATTAAACATTGCTTATAACACAACTAGATTAGGTAATATCATATCTGAGCATCATGAGACTATGGAGTTTCGTGCTAGAAGAAAGGCACAGAATAAAGGGAAGGCAGCAACTAAGAAAGAAATTACAGATGCAGTAGCAGGGTATTTAGAGGGTATGACAGTAGCAGACATTGCTAAGTCATTGTATCGTTCACCTGCTTTTGTAAAGGGAATCATAGAAAGAATAGGAGTCCCTCAAAAGTTAGCTATGACAGACTACGAAGGTAGAAGGAACGCCCTTTTACCAGACCAGTGTATGGCTGATGAGTTTGCAGAAGGAGAAAAAATCTGGGCAATAAGACAGAACTATCCAGCGATAGTACAAAGAGAACTTAAGCCTGAACAAGCAGAGGAAAGAGGCTACAAACTATACCTAGTGTATACAATTGAAGCTCAGCAGGAAGACCTCAAAAATACGTACTTTCCATATTTAAGCTTTGCAGGTAAGAACCATGCACTAGCAGCTTATGATATGGGCAGTCTAAGACATTTACAGCAGTATATGTAAAAAGGAAAACAAATGGACTATATAATAGCTTTGTGGGTATCTGCATGGCTCATACAATTGTGGACAATATTTGTACCATTAATGAGAACAGTACCAAAAGATAATATAGTAGCTCAATATATAAAATTATGTTGGGTAGTATTACTAGCTATATCATTTGTTTTAGTTCCTGTTATGTTACTACCTATGTTATCAGAACATGCAAAAAGAAGATTTCAGATTAGTTTTCTGAAAGGTTTATTAGGAGAAAAATAATGCACAGAGGAAATAGATATTACGAAGCTCTTAGAGCTAAGTACATAGCAGAAGCTAAAGAGGCGGAAGCAGTGTTGCATACATACTTTACTAATTCAGTAGGTATTGGAGAGCACTCTGATCTGATAGAAGAATTTGATAAACAACTAGATAAACTAGCATCCGCACAGGAAAAGCTGAGTTCTCTAGAAGGCTTATTAGATAGATGAGTCTAATATTACAGTACGAGAATGAAACTATCGGAGTGGTCAGAAATCCCTACGAAAGAATCATTGCATTGTACCAACAAAGTTTTAACTTTATTGGGTTAGATAATTGGCTTGACAAGTATAAACCCGAACTACAAACAGTGCTTTATAAGGATTGTGACCATTTAATCAGATTCGAAGCATGGAAACAAGAACTAGAGTTCTATAACTTAGATGTGAAAGATACATCAATTTTAAAGGATGAAGAAGTTACAATGATGTGGGATAGTTGGTATACATTAAAGACTAAAAGTCATGTATACGAGCTATATCGCAAAGACATTACAGTCTACGGCTATAGCTTCTAAAATATAGTTCTTGACACAAGGTTAAAATTCCGATATAATATATTTATATTAAGGAAATAAGCAATGAGCGACAGGTATTACACACAGATGCTAGAGACCACAGGTTGGTGCCCTGGTTATCGCAGTACCTACACTCTTGCCGAATACAAACAAAACTACACATTAAAAAGGAAAAGAACTATGGCGTGGACAGACGAAAGTAAAGAACAAGCAGTTGAAATGTATACTGCTGAAGAACCAACTCCAGACAACAGTATGGAGATTGTTAAGATGGTTGCTGAAGAATTAGGTGAGAGCCCAAATGGAGTCAGAATGATTTTAACAAAAGCAGGAGTATATGTAAAGAAAACTCCAGCTGTGAAAAGCAGTGGCGGAACTGGTGGTGGCAGAGTAAATGTCGCACAAGCACAAGATGACTTAGTAAAAGCTATCTCTGATGCAGGTAAAGAAGCCGACACAGCAATTGTCAGTAAGCTAACAGGTAAAGCTGCTGTATATTTCACAACATTAATTAACGAACTAAACGATTAATTACCCCTGAATCTTGGGGAGGGCAACCTCCCTGAGTATTTTTGTATCTAACGAATTAACCTCGTAAGACGATACCATTGATAGGACGCTAATAGATATTAACTACCTACAAGGAAACGAATGAAAAAGGAAGATTTTGTTAGAAAAATTGACGAAGCAGGCGATGCTATTGTCACATATCGTAGTCAGAATAGTCGTAGACTAAAATATAATGTCTGCACAGGCGACTTCGATAACAAATATATACAGTCGAAAAAGAATCGAGCCAAACCATCTCAAAGACAAGTTCTATTGTTTTGTTGGGACACCGACTCTTACAGACTATTACAACCTGATAACGTAACGTCTATTGTACCTCTAGCAGCGATATTGAAGAATGATAGAATTACATAACGAAACTCCAGTATACGAAAAAGAAGTACACTTTAACGAAGATAAAAATGAAAAAGTCTTTGTAATGGTAAACAATTTTAAAGGTACGGAGTATTTACATATCAGAAAGTATTATATGGACTTTGACGAAGAATGGAAACCAACAAGGGACGGCATAGCCTTGCCTATTGATTTGGATAACCTTCGAGAAATATTTACAGCCTTAGTAGAAATACTTTCTATCTCAGAAGTTAAAGGAGTATTAGAAACTCATTTCAAAGAGATATTAGACGAGTTATACCAATAGCACCAAAAAATAGTCCTTGACAAATCCTTAAAAATTCTGTATAATATATCTATGAATAAGACAGAATACCTAGAATATTGTAATCAAAAGTATGCAGAAGGCAATCCTATATTACCTGATGATGTATATGATAGACTTGTAGAGAACACTGCTCTTGAGGAGCAAGTAGGTCATGCAAGTGATGATACACGATATAATCACCCTTTCCCAATGTATTCACTTCAAAAAGTCTTTGTAGGAGAAGATGAAGAACCAAACTGGGAATCTAAACAACCAACTATTATGACTGCCAAACTGGACGGTGCAGCTGTGTCTATAACTTATGTAGACGGCATCTTTCATCAAGCACTCACGCGTGGTGACGGTAGAGCGGGTCTAGATATTACTGATAAAATTAAGTCTTTAGTACCAAATGAAATATGGAGCAAAGGTATCAAACAGATTACTGGAGAAATCGTTGCCCCAAAAACAATACCAAATGCTAGAAATTATGCAAGTGGTGCTTTGAATCTAAAAGACTTACAAGAATTTAAATCCCGTGATATTACCTTTATAGCTTATGGTATTCAACCAGCAATTTGTGCTGAGTGGACTGAAGATATGAACATGGTTGCAGACATGGGGTTTAACGCTATCACCAAAAGTGATTATCGTGAATTCCCTCAGGATGGTAAAGTTGTACGAGTCGACTCTAATATATATTTTGAAAAATTAGGCTACACATCACACCACCCTAGAGGTAGTTTCGCTTTAAAAACAAGACAGGCTGGAGTAGTTACTCGGCTCTTGGACGTTGAATGGAATGTCGGGAAGTCAGGTGCTGTTTCACCAGTTGCGATTCTAGAGCCTTGTATCATTGGAGAAGCGACAGTAAGTAGAGCAACACTACATAATATGGCATATATTGAAGCATTAGACTTACAGATTGGTTGTAATGTAGAAGTTATCCGTAGTGGAGAAATAATACCTAGAGTAGTAAAACGAGTATGAAGTACATAAGTGATATCATAAATAAAATTTTAGAGTGGTCTCTCAAAAGAAATGCACGAAAACAATTTGATAAATCTATGTTGGAGTATAGAGATAGTGACAATACATGATTCCTATACTAATCAATATAGATGTATGTGGTATATGTAACGAGTCGTGTAATTATTGTCCGAGGTCAAGTTCATATCCGAATATAAAAGAATATATGAGTGTTGAACTTTTTACGAAGTTCATAAATGATTGTGCGGACTACAGAGGGACTATTTGTTTCTCAGGCAGAGGCGAAAACAGTTTACATCCTAAATTTAAGAAACTTGTGGAAATTTTACATTTTACTGGTAGAAAGTATAAGACCAGAATTTTGACAAACGGCTATAAACTAGAATCAAAGTTTAAGTGGTTTAATATGTTTGATTCTATTATAATGAACTCTTATACGAGTAAAGAACAGATGGAAGAAAGGAAAAAGATAATTCCTCGTGCTACTCATAGATATTGGGATCAAAACATAGACCCATCCGAGTGGGGTGAAACACCTATTCAAGTTCAAAATAGAACTGAGCTATATGAAAGAATAGCAACTGATAGAAGTGAAATACAAACTCCATGTGTACTACCATCTACTAAAGGATGGATTCACCATGATGGAACAATACAGTTATGTTGTAATGATTGGACAGACACAAATGTGTATGGTAATATTGCAAATGATAACTTTTTTGATGTATGGCACACTAGCAAAGAACTAAAGGAAGTAAGAAAGAAATTATTATTTGGAGATAGAAGTGCTAACCCTATATGCAAAAATTGTAATAGAAAGGTAACAGCAGGTGAGGAAAAAAGAATTGCAAGGCTTAGACAAAAGTATTGATACCATTGTAAATGTTAGTGGCGGGGCTGAGTGCTTTGCTGCTTTATGGTGGGCAAAAGCAAGAGGTTTAAATGCAGTTGGTTTACATCTGTATAATAATCCAAATAATCATATAGCAAAAGAAGCAGGATTACATTATGCTAAAAAACAGTGTAAGTATTTTGGCTATCCTTTAGTAATAGACACTAATAATCTACCACAAGAAATTCCAGTAGGAAAAGCAGTTCATCAAAATATGTCTGCTGCCGCAACTTTATTAATTGGTAATCCTAGAAAATGGAAGTATATTGTATGGGGAGCAAATGCAGACGATTCTTTTGCACAAAGATTACAATTAAGATATCCTATAAGAGCATACTATGCTGAAAAGTCATTTCAATTAGATATACATGGTGTTTCAGCAGAGCATATATTAAATGCACCAATAAATGTATTTCCATTTGAAACACTTACTAAATCAGAAGTGCTTTCAGTAATGGCAAAAAATCATTGGAAAGTTATGAATAGTCATATTTGGTATTGCTTTCCTTGTAATACGCTAGAGAAAGATAAGTATAATAAAATTAAACACAATCCCGACGGGTCTTATACACCTTGTGGAGAATGTGGAAAATGTATAGAATGGAAACAAGCAGTACAAACTGCTAATCTTTCTGTATATAAGCAACAAGAAGGAACATTTAAGAAAAAACAACCAAACCAAAGATGGATAGAAGAATAGGATTTACATGTGGAGCTTTTGATTTGCTTCACGCTGGACACATTGTAATGCTGAAAGAGGCAAGGATAGAGTGTGACCATTTGATAGTAGGATTACAAACTGACCCTAGTATAGATAGACAAGAAAAGAATCAACCGATTCAGTCAGTATTCGAAAGGTATGTTCAACTATCCGCAGTAAAGTATGTAGACGAAATAATACCATACGATACTGAACAAAGCTTACTAGATTTACTAGAAGCTACACCAATACACTTACGATTTGTAGGAGAAGATTGGACAGATAAACATTTTACAGGAAAAGGATTACACGAAATCTACTATACGAGTAGAGCACATTCTTTTTCAACAACACAATTACGGAACAGAATAAAATAATGGCAGGTGGAATATATAATGAAACCTATTTCAAAAACTATCCTGAAGAAAAACTGAAGGAAGGAATACTGTATGGTATTGTATTGGTAAATCAAACAACATGGGAACGAGAAACTATAAAAGTCGGCATCGCAAAAGGAAGAACCTTCAAAGACGCAGTAAAAAGAGCGCGTGGATTTACAAATTACGACATTCGGATTCAGAGAATTTGGAGCGGGACGATATACGATGCGTGGAGGTTCGAGCAAAAATTACACAACCAGTTTCAGAAAGATAGACATAAAACGGAGCATAAATTTGGAGGGCATACAGAGTGTTTCTCAATGGACAGCAAAATCTTGGAGGCATTTCCGAAAAAGAATGAGATATTTAGGGATTAGCGAAGGTTTTCATAACGCAGCATATGCTGTAGTGAAAGACAACAAGATAGAGTTTGCTACAGAAGTAGAGAGAATCACAAGAGTAAAAAACGACAGCAGAATACCTAACTGGCATTTCAATACATTGAAGGAAAAATATTATTATGATAAAACAGTATTTTATGAAGATACTCGTTTCAAGGATGCAAGACGAGAGATGTACGGACTGGCAAAAACAACGCCACGCAGAGAATATGATATCGAAGGCATACTTCACCATGAAAGTCACTATGCCAGTGCTTATTTTTCTGCTCCTTTCATTCCTGACAGCACGGTTGTAATCGATGCTATTGGTGAGTTTGATACAGCAAGTATCTGGGTTGATGGAGTAAAAATATGGAACAAAACTTATCCATGGTCACTAGGCTTGTTCTATAGTGCAATTACGAAACGAATAGGACTTAAACCGAATGAAGATGAGTATATAACTATGGGAATGGCAGGATATGGAAATGATTGTATTGATATGAGTACCACCATACATGAGAATCATCATCGTGGAATAAAGAAAAGAAAATGGTTTTGGCATACACCTGAAGATATAGCCGCATCAGCACAGGCACAACTGGAAAAAGAATTATTTAGTATCTTTGCGATAGCTAGAAAATTCGGGCCAAACGTTGCGTACGCTGGTGGAGTTGCGCTTAATTGTGTAGCAAATAGCAAAATAAGACCTATGTTTGACAATATGTGGATATTTCCAAACCCAGGCGATGCAGGGAGTGCACTAGGTTGTGTACTAGCCCATACAAAAGAAAAAATAGAATTTAAAGACACTTTCCTAGGACATGACATAACAAGAAGTATTAATCCTAAGTTAGTAGTCGATACACTACTTAAAAGAAAAGTAGTAGGAGTAGCAAATGGAAAAGCAGAATACGGACCTCGTGCGCTTGGCAATAGGAGTTTGCTTGGTGATGTTCGTTTTGATATTAAAGACACAGTCAATGACATTAAACGAAGACAAAAGTTTCGTCCTTTTGCTCCCGCAATATTGGAGGAATATTTAGATGAATACTTTGAAGGCCCTGCTAATGAATATATGCAGTTTGTTTCAAAAGCAAAGCATGACTATAAAAGCGTCACGCACGTTGACGGAACAGCACGAGTACAAGTTGTCAAAAGCGATAGTCGATCAGCACTGCGACCCATACTAGAAGAATACTATGAGAGAACAGGAGTACCTATGCTACTAAATACAAGTTTAAATATTAAAGGTCAGCCTATAGTTAATACTATAGAAGATGCCGATAAGTTTCAACAAAATTATAATGTGAGAGTATTTTGATTTATTGGAATGGATGCAGTTTTGTAAGAGGTATGGAAATAAAAGTACGTCCTCGAGATGTATTTGCTAATATAGTTAGTAAAGAATTTGGTCAGCCTTGGACAGATAATGCTAAGGTAGGTGGTAGTAATGATAGAATCTGGAGAACAACTTTAGATGACTGTATAAGAACAAAACCTGATTTGGCAATCATTGTATGGTCAGGAATAAATAGGTGGGAGTTTTTAGATGATTACAATACTTGGAGAAGTGCTGTATGGGTTAAGTATATGTTTGATAAAGTTAAGTTAAAAATTTCACCTCAAAGTGAAACGCACTTTCATCCTAAAATGAAACTAGAACAATGGAAAGCTATACAAGCACATTCAGTAGAAACAAGAACAATGAGATATAATTTAATTTATAGTCTACATTACATGTTAAGTACAAAATACTTTCTTGAAGCTAAAAAGATACCATATCTATTTTACAATTTGTCTGATGGACAAATACAACCCACACTAAAAATATTAGACGAGCAAAGAATGGAAGGTGCAAATAATATATGGGAAGTAGCACAC